GGGAGTAAAGATAGTTTCTTCATGTGATTTTGCATACTCAGGAATAACCCCTTTTTTACGTAATTCAGCAGTTTTTTTCCTTGACCTTATCCAAGTATTAACATAGTAATCTTCCTTATCTTTTAAATATGGCTCAATTACTTTTTCAAGTTCTTCTTTGTGGTCAAGTATTGCTCGAATTAAATTAAAAAAGGAATCTCTATATGCGGTATCCTTATACATTATCCATAATCCAAGTAATCCACAATCTTCCATAACTTTGGAATGATATTTAGTATCAAACTTTGAGGCTTCTTCTTTTATTATGTCGCGAATAATTCGGACAGCAGGATTTGAACAGCAATCCATATCTTGATATATATCGCCACTTGTTGAACAACCATTAAGTTTTTTCCGCAATAGATATAGTGCGAGTTTAATATATTTCTTTTGTTTTTCCGCACCCATTATATCCATACTTATTTCTCCTTATTCTTTTCAACGGCGTCTTTCATTGCCTTTTCAAAGTTTTTAGACACTTTTGGGTCATAGTTAGGATTTGGTTTCCCATCTACTTCTTTCATAAGTTTCTCAAAGTCAGCTTCAAAGAGTTTTTCTTCTTCTTTTTTAGTACCTTTAATTCGGTGACCAGTTATTTGTGTTGCTGAAAAGCCGTCAAAACGACTCTCTAAGAACTTTTTAACTTTAATAGCAGAATCTACATAATCATCTTTTCTGTGCTCTAATTGGCCTCTAATGCCTTTTAAAGACTCTTTGATTGATATTATCTGCTTATCAATATCTTCTAATACAGATTTTTTATCATATTCACTGTAAAACGAATTACCCGTTAACTGAACCATGATTGGAAGTTTAATTTCTCCCTTTTGTATTTTGGTTCTTCGTTCTTCCAGTTTGCCAAGAACAAGTTTATACTGTTCCGACTGTTTCAACAATTGTCCGTATGTGTTTGAGAACTGGACTAATTGCTGGAAATAATTTGCTTCGCCCTGTTCAAGAGGGGTTAGCTTTTTATCTTTTGGTAATGCCTCAGTACGAGGACTTTTATTTGCTCGGGTTCTTTTACCTTTTCCCATTTTTATATCTCCTTTTTATTATGGTCCTTTTAGTACATCGAAGTATTGATTTAGGAACTCTGGCATTTTATGAATAATCTTCCAGGCAGCTGGTCTTAAGAATGGCCTATAACCACCTTTATAGAATTTTGGGTTTTGTTCATCACCAATTGGTGGAATGCCACGCCACCCATATTCATTCCAAATACCATAGTAAACGGTGAAACCTAATTCATAAGTTAAGTCTCCCATTTTTCTAATATAAATAGAGTCTCTAAGCATCCCGGTATCTACTGGACATAATCGACGTGCCTCTCTTTTCATTTGATGCGCTGCGTCTTTGGCCAGTTTATTCCATACTTTTGTATCACCAAGTTGCCCAAATTCCTCTGCAATTGTTAACCAACTACTACTTACTTTTATCCGATACATCCTTATCCTCTCCTCTTTTCTTTGGAGGGACAGGCTCTCGTTCACCAATATCTGGTCTTTGAGGCATTGGTCTTGGTGCTATCTTTTTTGTGGTATCAACTTCAATTTGTCCTTTATTCATAATTCCCCGCGCCTCCTCGGTATCTATGAAGTTACCCTCAAGGCCTGTTTTGGCAGCAGTCATTTTAATATTTAATAAATTAGCTTCACTCATTTCATCAATATAGATTGGATTCCATACGATTTTGTATTTCCATTTTCTGCCATGAGCAGTTAAAATACGAGAATAAAGCTTTTCTATTAATGGCGTGAAGATTAATACTTGTTCATCTCTAACGTCTCTATAATAGTCACTAAAACCAATCTCTGAGCCTGTTACACGGCCAGTCTGAACGCCAGTTAATACATGAGTAGGCATATTCAATGCAGCCGCAATATTTAATACAATAAAATCGTAAAATGGTTTAGGATTAATTGCTTGTGGATTCTTAACATCTATTGTCATATCCTGGTCGTGAATCCATGCGCCTGGATGTGTGTTTGCTTGTTTCTCATAAGTCTCTTGTTCATCAGGTTCCATATCAGCTACTGCAATATCAAGAAAGCCATGACTAAACCAAGCAAGAATGTGCCCCGCAGCAATGTCGACATTTTTCTTACTGAACATGGTATACCTTAAAAGGTCAATTGTCGAAATACCTAATTTATGTCCGGGAATTTTATTTGCTGGCACATGTTGAATACGGTCTGGATGAATATACATTTCTTTTCCGCGACCATCGTTATAGTAATAATGTAATATTCCTTTTTTTTCATAATAATTATTAAAGAACTTTAATTCTGAAATATACTCCGCATTAAGAATAGTCGCATCCCAAGGAATACTGCCCGGTGCTGGAGGGTCTTGTATTTTAGTATCTTCATCATTTTGAAATGTTATTAGAACAAAACCATTACCATAAACATGCGCAGATTCTTTTGCTTCATATAATTTATATTTATAATTACTTCGTGTTTCAAATTCTCTTAATAATTCAAGGTCTTGAGAAATTGGTTTACTATCATTAATCGACTCGAGTAAAAACCACGCGCGAAATGTATCTAATGATTTCTTCTTAATACCTTTTGCAAGCAAAGGGGATTCTGAATATATCTCACTTCTGCGTTTTGGAGATAATTTACTATATCCTTGCTGCTTAAGTTCTTTATCGAAGTTTCTGGGAAGAAATTTATTTTTCTTAGCATCTACTACCATAGGTTTTGTAGGTGCAATATATTCATCCCAAAATGATTTAGCATAATCACCTATTGTCTTTTTCATATTAATCCGCCTTTCTCTAATGTCCACAATGGTCTTGGAACTGTGCTAAATTTACTTCTTAACTTCCAAGCTTTAAATGTATATAGAGCATATCTCAAAGCGTCACAGTTTCCACAAAAAATTATTCTGCCGTGTCGTCTTACACATAAAGTACCATTAGGAACTGTAGCACAATACACAAAGTCATTATATTTTTCTGCTTTTAAATGGTTAGATTTTATAACTTGATGATATTTACTTTTATCAGTATAAATATAAATTCTGTAGCATTCTTTTTGCCTTTTGCTCTTATTTGCTTTTCTTGTTGAATATAATGACCCATTCATACCTAATAATAACAATAACTCCTGAAAATCATCTGCAAGGCCTTTAGAAGTTGTATTATAGGTTATCTGTCCTCGAGAATCCACACTACCATCACCATCGACCATTCCTAGAAAACAGTCATATAGTTGTTCAAATGAGGCTGTTTGTAGAAAATTCCTTGGTATGCGTTTTTTGTCACAAAGTCCAAAAGGCAAGGTATCATATAAATAATCACTTTTAATAGATAATCTATGAATTGGTAAGTACTTTTCTCTAACTGAAGTTGAGATACAACCGCCATAAATTTTATGTATTTTATTAATATATTGTATATTAGTATTATCTATGTGTACATACTTCCGTCCTCTAGATATGGATTTACAACCTTCAGCAAGGTAAAAACCTAATGTATATGCGTCTATGGCCTCATAAGAAGTAGCCCTAGTGCAGGCATTACATACTTTAGGTATCCAAAAAGCTCTTGTTTTAATTTCGTTTAATGGCGCCATAAGTAATTTTTTACTGCCTGTTTTTGCCTGGTATTGAGTTGAATACAGCATTTTGTGGTCATTAGTTACCGCAAAATACTTAGACTTTATAATAGTATCTGACTTTTTTTTAATAATATTACTAGGTTTTTGATATTCTAAATTCCAATCCATATTTAAAGTAGCTAACTTATCAGCATAAGTTATATCCTTAAATAATTTCCATCCATCTGTCGTTAAAACTTCTGTATCTTTATCAAAACAAGCATGGTCATCGAATTTAATAGGTTTTTCAGTATGATTTTGATTTGTTCTGTCGCGGTCATACCTATAGGCCGGAAGTTCTCTTAACGTATTAAAGCATTTACGGTCTATTAAAATTAAATCCTTTTTAAATAAAGATTTTACCTTTGCTATACCAGGTTCAACTTTATTAATACCTGCCTCAACAGGTAATTTGCTTTGTTCACATTGGGTAATTAAATCCAATGATGAAGGGTCTATATATATTTTTTTATAATTAAATTGTGAATCTAAATATTTTAATTTGACAACTGTTTCCCTACTAGTCTTACCACTTTGGTACCACTCATCGACAATGATAGCTTCCCGCGCAGTTGTAATACCGATAGTTAATATTGCAGTAGGATTATTTACACCAAAATCCACACCGGCAATAAAATACTTAATTTTCGCAGCGATGTCTTTTTTGAGTCCTTTGCGTTCAATATCTCCGGTTTTTTTATTTTCTTCATATTCCCACGCGCTTATAATGTGTTTATCTGGATTAAAATTTTTATAAATCTGCCCAGCGAACGCTCCCCAATCTCCATCTAAGAAACGTTTTATCCAATCATCATCAAAGTTCTCTTGAAGTGATTTAATATAATTATCATAATCAGGTAAAAGCATATTGTCGTAGGTAGTAGTTTTTATCATTCTATATTTATCATTACTTTCTACAAAGAACCGTCTATATATCCAGTGGTTCTCACTACCAGGATTTGTTGTCAATATGCCAAATGGTTTTTTTAACACATTACCAGAAATACGTCCAACTAACTGAGTAAATACGGTTTCATCAATATCAATAGGTTCATCAAGCCCAAAGAAGTCTAATGTCATACCACGAATCTTCATTTCATCATCACAAGACTTAAAATGAACAACTGACCCGTTATAGAACTCAGCTCTCATATTTCCAGCTGTAGATATTAATTTAGGTATTATTGTAATTGGTATTCCTGCATCATCTAATGCTTTTTGATAAAGTTGCGCTTCTTGTTTGAATACAGTAAATACCACATCCCTTAACTGAGGGTATGTTAAAGAGCCTAAGAATCCCACGCATCCGGGATTCTTAAGACATGTCCTTATAGCAATATTTGCTAACAACAATGTCTTTCCGGCACGAAACGCGCCACTATACAAAATGAATTTACACCTCGGGTCCTCAAGGGCCTTAAGCACTTCAAGTTGTTTTGGCAAGAAGTCTCGCTTTACTTTTACTTGTTTGATATATTGAGTAATTACCCACCACTTTCCTCGGCCTTAGCCGCGCCTTTATTAATATATATCTATTAATAG